TTATTATTATTATTATTATTATTATTATTATTATTATTATTATTTATTGTAAAAATTGAATTAAATATATTTAATATTAAAAATCATTAATATTATAATTAGTATTATAATTAATATGTTAAATAATGAACAAAAAATAATTTTTGATAAATATAAAAATAATGAAAATGTATTTTTAACTGGTCCAGGTGGAAGTGGAAAATCATTTTTAATTAAGAGTATTGTTAATGATGCATATTTAAATAATAAGAAGTTTCAAGTTTGTGCTTTAACTGGTTGTGCTAGTATATTATTAAATTGTAAAGCAACAACATTACATCGTTTTGCTGGTATTGGTTTAGCAAATAAACCGATTAATGATGTAGTTAAAGACCTTTTAAAAAAAACATATAAATTGAAAAATTGGTTTAATTTAAAATGTTTGATAATTGATGAGGTTAGTATGATGTCATTAAAAATATTATTAATTTTAGATAGTTTAACACGAAAAATTTATAATAAACCAAATTTACCGTTTGGTGGTTTACAGGTTATATTTTCAGGAGATTTTTATCAATTACCTCCCGTAAATTCTTGTGATCAAGAAAAAGAAGCATCTATGTTTTGTTTTGAACATACTTTATGGAATGAAATATTTCCACCTGAAAATCAAATAGTTTTAAAAACAATTTTTAGACAGGAAGAAACACAATTTTTAAAAGTTCTAAAATATGTACGAAAAGGTAAAATTACAAAGACTACAAAAGCATCACTAGATGCGCGAGTATTAACAATAGAACAATTAGAAGAAGTTAGAAAATCAAAAGTTCTAACAATTATCAATCCATATAAGAAAGATACAGAATTAATTAACAACAAATCATATAAAGAATTAGGTGATGTTGAAAAATATACTTATAATATTAAATTTTTAAAAAAAACTTCGAAAAAACAAGAATCATTGGACGATGAACTTGATAATTTACAAATTATATCAAATACATCTTTAAAGCATCAATATGATTTCTTATCAAATAATATTATGGCTCAAAATAGTATTGAAATTAAATTAGGAACACATGTTATGTGTATTGCAAATGTTGATTTAAATAGTGAAAATCAAATAGCAAATGGAAGTCAAGGAATTGTAGTTGGTTTTGAAAAAGGACAACCATTAGTAAAATTTAATAATATCGAAAAACCAATACTGATAGGTCTATTTACTTGGACTTCCGAAAGCAATAAAAATATAAGTGTATCTCAGATTCCATTAATTTATGCTTGGGCAATTACTATTCATAAAGCGCAGGGTGTAACATTGGATTCTGCTATTATGGATATTGGTAAAAATATATTTGAATATGGACAAACATATGTAGCTCTTTCGCGTGTTAAGACATTAGAAGGATTATATTTAACAAGTTTTGATTATACTAAAATTGCGGCAAATCCAAAAGTAAAGAAGTTCTATGGTGATGATTAAATATTATTATAGTTTATATATTTTTCATTTTCTTTTTATATATGTAGTTGTTTTAAAAATTGATTTTATTTATAATATTTAAAATGTAATAATATATTACAATATTATTAAATTAAACCAATATGAGATGTCAAATTATTAATAAAACTAATAATCATGTTTGTAAAAATAAATCTAATTTTATTTTAAATAATAAGCGGTGTTGTCGGTTTCATTATAATTATTACATGCAAAAATATGCTATTATCATTCAAAAATATTATAGGGCATATAAAAATAAAAAAATTTTAAATAATATATATCTAAAATTACCGGATGATTTACAAAGAAAAATTGTATTTCATATTAGGGAAGAACATTATTATAATAAATATAAAAAATCTATTATAAACATTATTGATAATAGATTAAAGCTTTCAAGATTTGACATACAAGACCAATTTTCGTATAATTTTGGAGATAATCGATTATTAAAATATTTAATAAAGCAAGAAAATAAAAAAAATTTAATAACAAATATAAATTTATATAAAAAATATAAGAAATTATTTAATTTTACATCTAAAATTTCTTCATCTGTAGGTGATTACGACCATATAAAACATATGATATATATTAAATCGGTAGAATACGAAAACGAAATAAGTAATCATGTACAAAATAATATTTTTGAAAATGTATGGGGTTTATATATGTCAATGCGTATTATGAATACATAATATTTAAATTATGTATTTATAATTAATAAAAATAATTAATAAAAATAATTAATAAAAATAATTAATTATGATATATAATAATTGTTTTATATATCATAAAATTTTTTTATTTTTTATTTAATCTACTTCTTCCATTTTATTTTTATCATTATCATTATCATTATCATTATTATCTTCATCTAATGGTGCTAATTCTTCATCATCATCTTCTTCATCATCTAATGAAAGACCCATTTTAATCATATTATTGATACGAACAACAAATTCGCTAGGTTCTTCAAGTGTGAAACCACAATTAATTAAAGAAGATTCAAATAAAAGATTTACAAGATCTTTCACTGTTTTATCTTCTTTATCTTTTGTAAGACGTGTTTTTAATTCTTTAATTATGCTATTATATGGATTTAGTTCCATGGTCTTTTTGGACATCATATAACTAGCCATATTATTATCTCTTAAAGCTTGTGCTTTCATAATTCGTTCCATATTTGCTGACCATCCAAATTCACCCGTAACTAAAACACAAGGAGTATCGGTAACTCTTTTAGACATAATTACTTTTTCAACTCTATCACCAAGTGCATCTTTCATATATTTTGAAAGTGGTTCAAAATCATTTGTAATTTTTTCCCATTCTTTCTTTTCGTCGTCTGTTTCATCAAATAGTAATCCTTCTTTTGTTACACAAATTAGTTGTTTACCATCGAATTCTTTAAGTTGTTGAACACAATATTCATCTATTGGATCAGTCATAAATAGTACTTCAAAATTACGTTTTTTACATTTTTCAAGAAATGGTGATTTTTCAACAGATTTTTTACTTTCGCCCGTAATATAATAAATAGATTTTTGTGATTCACCCATTCTACCAATATATTCTTTAAATGAAACTGGTTCTTCTGGTGATTTTGTTGAATAAAACATAAGTAAATCTGAAAGTTTTTCACGATTAGAAGAATCTTCATGAATACCTAATTTAATATTCTTATTAAATTGTTCATAAAATTTACCATAATCTTCTTTCTTTTCTTTTAATTCTGTGAATAATTCAATACATTTTTTAACTAAATTCTTTTTAATTACTTTTAGAATTTTATTTTGCTGTAACGTTTCACGTGAAATATTTAATGGTAGGTCTTCAGAATCAACCACCCCTTTTACAAATGATAGCCATTCTGGAATTAAATCTTCACAATTATCCATAATAAATACTCTTCGTACGTATAATTTAATATTTCCAGATTTTTTCTTTTGTTGCTCGAATAAATCAAATGGTGCACGTTTGGGTAAAAATAAAATAGAATTAAATTCTAATTGACCTTCTACCGCAAAATGTTTAACAGCTAAATGTTCTTCCCAATCATTAGTAAGAGATTTATAAAATGAAGCATATTCTTCATATGTTACATTATCTGGTTTTTTAGTCCAAATAGGTTTTTGTTTATTTACTAATTCATATTCATGATATTTTTCAGTAATTGTTTTTTTTGGTTTGACTTTTTCTTCTTTTGATTCATCTTCATCTACTTCTTCAATTTTTGGTTCATCATTTTCATCTTTTTCATCTTTCTCATCTTTCTCATCTTTCTCATCTTTCTCATCTTCGTCAACCTCTTCTTCAACTTCTTTTGTTGTAGTTTTTTCTACATATAAATTAATTGGGTAATTAATAAATTCTGAATGTTTTTTTATTAAATCTTTAACTCTTTGCTCCTCTAGATATTCTAATTGGTCTTCTTTTAAATAACATGTGATTTTTGTTCCTCGACCTAATTGTTCACCATCTACATCTTTTTTCACAGTAAATGAACCACCGGCACTAGATTCCCATACATATTGTTCATCATCATTATGTTTTGAAGTAACTACAACTTTATCTGCTGCTAAATACGCTGAATAAAACCCTACACCAAATTGACCAATCATATTGATATCTCCGCCCGCTTGCATAGCCTCCATAAATGTTTTTGTGCCCGATTGAGCGATTGTTCCTAAATTATTAATTAATTCACTTTTAGTCATACCAATACCTGAATCTACAATAGTAAGAGTATTATTAGTTTTATCGGGAATAATATTAATAAAAAGTTCTGATCTAGAATTTAAAACATTTTGATCTGTAAGTGATTGATGTCTAATTTTATCTATAGCATCAGAAGAGTTAGAAATTAATTCACGTAAAAAAATTTCTTTATTTGAATAGAAAGTATTAATAATAAGAGACATTAATTGATTGATTTCAGCTTGAAAGGCGAAGGTTTCAACATTATCTTCGGAACTCATATAACAATATTATTATTTATACAAATTTTTTAAATGATTTTTTTATATATTTTAAAATTTTAATTCATCATAAATTTATAAATTTTTTCCATAATATTATCAAAATAATTATTTTCAATAAATTGACTAGTATTTGTTTCTTCATTACCATCAATAACTAATACATTACCTAATTCTATTTTTTCAGGATTATTTAACCAAATATCATGATAATAATGACATTCTTTTAAATATTCTAGTAAAACATTTTCGCCATCTCTTAGCCGTTTTTTAATACGCTTATCACAAATTTCAGGAGATGTTTTAATATAAATATATTTAATATTATCCAAACCAACAGCAAATTCATCAAACCATTTTAAATATATAATAAATTCGATATTGCTCATTTGTTTAGAATCATATAACATTTGAGCAAATATATTTTTATCTGTAAAAATAGAACGCTCACTAATAATTACATCATAATCTTGTTCTAATGCTTTACGAAATAAGCTTAATCGTGAAATATAAGCCATCATTTGAAATTGAAATGCGTATGCTTTATTATTACTATAAAATTTTTGTATAATATTTTTTCCATCACTAATATCAATAATTTTTTCCCATTCTCCAATAGGTTCTTGTAAAAAACATATTTTTAATGAATTATTATTATTATTATTATTATTATTATTATTATTATTATTATTATTATTATTATTATTATTATTATTATTATT